GGATTGACCCGTCTGATAGGCGTTTCCAAGTGATTGAGATTGCAGGACAGAAACAAAGCCAACATTATTTTAACGTCTATGCACAAGCGTGGGAAAATGATGCGAAAGTGTTAGGATTGGTTAATTATTTAAAGAAAATAGATATTAGTGATTGGAATCCAGAACAAGATAGAGTCAAAACGGAGGTCTATAAATCTATGATAAGCATCAATATTCACACCCGAGAAAGGTTTTTAGTGGATTTTGTAAATACGTTGGATGAAAAATGGCAAGAAAATGTATATACTCCTACACGCTTATATAATTTATATGCGGAATGGATGATGGAAAGAAATATGAAGCCCGAAACCATGACGATGTTTGGTATGAAATTAAAAAGAGAAGATGTTTGGGGAGCTGCTATTATATTTAAGCATAATGGTAAGAAAGGACGTAGATATGTATTTCAAAAACAACTCTTAATAGATGTGTTAATTAAAAAGGGATCTATGATTGAAGACCAAATAGAAAATGATATTGATCTCTCTAGCGACGAAGATGACGAATGAATCAGGAGTAAAACACTCGTACATAATTATATTCTATATTTCCTATTCTCTTACCTTATTAGTATTATATATATTATATTAATATTATATATAGTAATGTATAGTAAGGTACTAGGTAACGAGGTACGAGTATGTTTCACACGCCTGTGCGTGGAGAGCCTTGAAACGAGGAACGAACAAACGAACGAATATATTATATATTATGTATTTATATATCCTATTCGTTCGTTTGTTCGTTCCTCGTTTTCACCGCCCCCAGCCCAGGGGCTACTATTGAACCCCCCGTTCCTCGTACCAGGAGTACCAGACTGACAACGTCTTAAAAATATCATCATAAAATAAAAATCAAAGAGTGTAAATGGTGTGAGTGATTTAGTTGTCTGACGGCTTATTTTCTTCCTTTTTGTCTTTTTTTAATCTTTTGCTTTTCCGTACAACCTTTTTCTTTGGCTTCTTAACTTTTTTATAACCATCAAAGACCTGCTCGGGTTTCACGTCGGGAATAGTTTCTTTTAAAAATTGTTTATGCACCTTTTTATCAAATACTTTATTGATGGCGGATGGGTTTTCTAAATCCTCCAAATCATAGTTCATAAATTTCTCTACCATATAAATATTGTGAATATTAAAAAATTTAATGTTGAGTGTATATATAGATGAGTTTTTTAACGTTAAAGTCTGAATCACAACCAAGTGGAAAATCCGTGAATAATACCGATGGAGCTAATAATTTTATAAACCATTTTAATGACCCCGTGGTTATACGTCCTGGCGATACTATTGAATTAGTAAGTTGTAGTATTAATAAACCTGATGTTTTTGTTGTAACCCCTGAAAATAACCAGTTTATTTTTAGAAGGGGATATGGTTTAGGAGATTTGGCAGATCCAGCTTCCTTAGGTGAAAGGGGAACTCGCTTTGCTCAGCATGTAGTTGAAATACCTGTAGGAACTTATAGCGGAGATCAGTTGGCTGCTACAATTAAAGACCAATTAGAGAGAAATACACTACTACTTGCTTTTACTGATACATGGGCGGTTAGCTATACTGCTGCTGTTCCTCCTGCTCCCGCTGTTTTTCAAATAGTATTAGGCTCTGCTGGGTTAATTGCCGCAACGGTTGGAACATATGAACCGTCCAGACAAGAAGCTTTATACGAAGAATTAGCACCAGTAAAAATAACAGATCCTATTACTGATATAACTGAATTAACAAATGTTAATTATACTGACCCATTTATCGCTACAGATATAGAAAAGGGAAGAAGTCCAAATGCTTCTAAATTAAATGTAAATATAGGTTTGCAATCTACTAATTTTCTTGCTCCAACCAACGGGATACAGAAAGCCAGAGTAAAACCTGTGTCTATTTGTGATGGATTTTCTATTGAAGAACCGCCACCCTCACGACCAGCAGGAAGAGTAGTTACTTTTGCTGTTGCTAATTTGGGAACTATTAGCAGCCTCAGTGCGGGAAATATTACTATTTTAGATCCTGGATCACCAGGGGACTATACTAATGGTGAAAATGTATTTTTAGAATTCGCCACTCCAGACCCACAGAGACCACAATATGCGGTGGGAACTAGCTTGTATGGTATTAACTATGTAACGGCAACCGCCAATGTAAATGGGGCTGGAGTATTAACTGGTCTAACCAGAACGGGAACTCCTCAAGTAGGTTATCAAGCAAGTGATATATTTGCGGTGACAAAAGCAGGTGGAACTTTTGCGACTGCTTTAGTTATGGTAAATGGTCCTGGTGCTATTGGCGAGATTAATGGTACAGGGTATGTTGATAATGTGCTTACAGGTATTAAGGCTATAACTCAAATTGCAGGAGGTGAAGACCCAACAGCATTTGGGGCTGAGGTGTTTATAAATATTGATCCACTGAGTTTTGGAGTACTAACCGACGCAGAAATTACACCTACGGAATCTGATATTATGAGTAGCTCAAATGGGGTATTTTCGGTAGGTGATTTATTTTTGGTAGACGGTCTGGATAATAATGGGGTTATTAGAGTAGCAAGTGTAACAGCAGCCCCACCAAAAGGCGACCAATTTTATTTTAAAAATTGGAATAATGATTTAGGCTTTGATTTAATTGCTGAACCTGTGCCATTAAGCCCTGAACCACCCACTGGGTGGACACATACCGTAACTCTTGATGAGGAAGACTGGTATTTAAAAGTTCATGAAGATGCGGCATTTGTAATGAGCAAAAATATTGATAATAGTATTTATGATGGAGCGGGAAATGAATGGTATAAAGCGATTGCTGATCCAGCGGAACTGGCGGCAGGGAAACCGTTTAATACATCATGTTCTTGGCAGAGGGTTCGGTTTGGAGATGATCCAGCCCCAGCCAGATATACTACTATATTTTTAACCACCGATGAGGGAGCATCAACCGAATCTGTCCCTCTGTCTTTTTTAAAAACCTATCCTCAAGTCCAGTTAGGTTATTGTAAGATGCAGATGGCGGGAGAACGGATGGCTGGAGAAGACCCAGAAGAAAATTATGAAGCATATTTTTATGACTTAAATTTAACTTTTGCTGGAGATCTAGATGGTGGGGTTGGTGGATTAAAAATGACGGTGATTCAGCAATATGGTGATGATAATAATACTTCTTTTCCAGATGCTGGCTGGAGTGTACCATTAGCACTTTATGAAGATGTGTTTGTGCCGTTTGCAAACCCTTTTGGATTTCTCTTTGGAGAGAGTGAAATAGAAATTCATTTACAGATTAATAATTTTTTTAATCCTGTTATGGAAGTGAATTTTTTAAATGCGGGAGTAGCCGATACCCCTGCTATTGTTATCTTAGATGAGCCAGAGATAGATACTTATATTCCACCCAATTATAGGTCTAATTTACGAGAGGTATATTATCCTTTATCCGCAATAATATTTTATGGTGAAGCATACCCATTTAATATTGATGAATTAAATGTAGATAATCCTGGTGGCGTGTATGGTCAAACCCGACTGTCTTATATCGTTCAAGGTTATGAACCTGAAGTTTCTAATTGGAGAGAAGAAAATAGGAACAATATGCTATGGGAAATCGCTAATGATCTGGATGGAGAACTTTTGGGGTATAGTAATTGGAATGATGATGCTTTACAAGCACTTGAACCAGGTTTTAATGTTGGAAATCAGCCTATTGTCATGAAATTTGATAAAATTAGTCCTCTTGATATTCAACAACCCGATGGTGTAACAGTCTTACCTCCCACTCAAGCAAGTGGTAAAATTAGTTATTTTGATGCTTCGCCTGGTAATCCAGACCGACCTTGGACTATTTGGAATCCTTATCTTACTAATGGTATTGGTCCTTTAATTGGTATGCCTTCTTTTTGGCAAAACCCTACACCTACTCCAGTGATCGGTTTTAATGGAACAACCAACCCATTAGTTGCTCCTCGCCAAACCATTCAGGTGGAAGTTCCAGAATTTAATATTAAAAGTTGGAGCGGTGGAAGTAACGATGTTGGAAGAGCGGTTGGTGTTATACCAGCAGAGCAATGGGATAAAAATACTGACCTAACCAATGATACTTTATATTATAAGAGTGATTATCCTAAGCCAGTAGCAACAAACAGCCAAGTAACCCAGCCAATGTATAGTTTAAGCTGTCGCCTAAGAGATACAGAAGGTAAATTAATTCAAGATTTAAAGAACCCTACTACGGTGACGTTTATGTTGAAGGAAGGCGAAGAATCAAAGCAACAGCGTATCATGGATAATGCGATGGAGAGAGTGTCTGCTATGAAAGCAAATAACCAAGAAACTCGTATTTCAAACGCCAACGAGAATATGCCTCGGTTCTAACGAAACTTTAGGAAAATAAATAGATATTGTATTAATCTATAAAATAAAATATATGTATATATTATATTATGGAATTACTCCCCGTATTAGACTTACCCGAGCCAGACCCCGAACCCGAAGTAACGATAGAGCATACTGACCTGACGGACACCAGTACTGAAAGTAAAGATATTTTTATTAATGCACCACGCAACGAAGAAAATTTAAAAACCATACCTAAAAAAACAAAAAGGGTAAGGATAGCAGAAATAGCATCTCTCTTGGAAAGTGAAGATGAAGCGGAAGAGTGTGATTATCATGCTCCACCAGAAGAAAAAAAAGAAGAAGAAAATATTGTAATCTCTCCAAAACCAAAACCCAAGAAACCTAAAAGTGAAAAACAATTAGCACATTTAAAACGCATTCGTGTGTTGGCGGCGGAGAAGAAACGAGCAACAAAATTAGAAAAGGTAGCAATGGAGAAGATGGTAAAAGAGCAATTAAAAAAGAAGAAATTAGCACAAGACGCTGAAGATGAGAAATTTACAGAAGACTTCCGTATGCGTATGAATATACCGAGCGACGAGCAGTTAGCTAAATCGCAAAGAGAGAAGGAAGAGAATATGTATAAAGATTTTTTATTAAACATGAAAAAATATAAACATCATAAAGACATTCATCGCCCAACGCCCAGTGCTCCGCCACCACCAACACCAGCTAAAAAGCCAACACCAATCCCCGTAGCACCTATAAATATTAAACCAGACAATCCATTCTCTCGTGCTTTTGACTGGTAAATTAATCTCTCTAATAATATTATATGCCGATACAAGTTAAATTTAGTAAGTCCAAAAATCCTAAAAAAAAATACATGGCGGTATTTAGTGAGCCAGATGGTCGCAAACTTAAGACTACACACTTTGGAGCAAGTGGAATGTCTGATTATACACGCAATAAAGACCCAGAGAGAAAGAAGTTATATTTAGCAAGACATAAAAAAAATGAGAATTGGTCTCGGTATATGACCGCAGGTAGTCTCTCCCGCTATATTTTATGGAATTTACCAACATTAGAAGCAAGTAAGAGAGATTACGCCAGAAGGTTTGGGCTTAAATTAATGTAAAGTTTAGTATTATAAAATATATGTATTATATAATATGAGTGATGATGAAGATGTAAAAAGCGATTTAAGCGTCCTTCCCGTAAAACCAAGTAAAAATGCTGTAAAATGCAACCGTCCATTTAATGCTATACTTCCAGACGTAGACAACGGAGCATGTATGCTCATCGTATCTCCGGTTAGAACAGGGAAGTCAACACTGATAAGCAATCTCCTTTTGAACGACAACTTTTTTAGAGATTGCTTCGATTTAGTATATATTTTTTCAAATACTATTGATAATGATATTACGAGTAGATATTTAAAAGAGCAATACCCCTCCACCATATACAATGAATATGATGAGAATGTGTTAAGGAATATTTTAAACTACCAGAAAAGTTTTCCAAAGAAAGACCAGCCAACAGTAGCTATTATAATGGATGATTTTGTGGGGTTGAAAAGAGAATCTCTCTTTTTTAAAATTTCAAGTAGATATAGGCATTATAATATTAAGTTGTTAGTTTATGCAACACAATTATTTAAATCCGTTCCCACGCTGGTGCGACAGAATACGACAGATTTTGTAATGGGAGCACCTAATCCAAGCACCACCGAAATAATGAAAATTAGCGAGGAGTATGGTGCTTTATTTGAAGGTGATAAGAACTTCCGCAAACTATACCGAAAGTGTGCTCCAAAAAGGTATGATTTTATGTATTGTAGATTACAAAATAATCCAGCAGAAGCATGGGCGAGTTTTCATACAAGAAAGTATATTGGAAGCGATACAAACGAAGCGATGAGCGATGAAGAAGATTAGAGAGATTATAATATATGTTTAATATATATTATGAATGTTAGACCTATAGTAATAGAAAGCAATAGGGAGTTAGCTTATAGAAAAGTAATTCAAGAAAGCATAAACAAACCAGATACGCCGTCAAAACTATTAATAGACTATCCTAATAATAAGTGGACTACAAGTATCGATAGTGGTATACCAGTCAAGATGGGAGACACCATACAATTAGACAGTGCAATGATTAATAGTATTGGCGGAGGCGGAGAAGTCATGGAGTTTACTGGAGAGACTGGATTGCAAACACCTGAAGGAGATGAGATTAGAGATAATGAAGTTGAATTAGATTTAGTATATTATGTGAGTAATAATCAAGCATTTAATTTTAATTTACCAAAATCACGATTTCAAACCCAGTATGATATGAAAAATCTAACGTATGGTGGACCTTCATTCTGGAGTGGCGGTATGGCTCATAAAATTCCGTGGGTCCCTGATTCTGATGGTGGTAAGATGAATTTTTATAATTGGGAGAGATGTTATCCTTATCAGTGTATAGAAGGGGCAAGAACAGTAATAAATACATCTCTCACCGATACAACATCATATGACATAACTATAATGCCAAAAGACAGTAATGCTTTAGCAAGTCATACAAAAGCAAATAAACCTCTATATAAGCCAAATGGTAAGCGGTTATATGTTGGTAATAATTATCAAGGACCATATCGCATTATCCAAACCCCCGAACAAGGACTGGGTAAGGCACTATTAATAAATACGTGGGATTATTTTAAACGCAAATCAAGGTTAAATATAAAAAATGGTTTCACAACGCCTTCAGCAATAGGAAATAATTTAACCTCTCAATTACATAATCGGCAGGGGAACGCAAGTGAGTGGGACGAGAATACGGTAGAAGCCAAGTATTTTGATGCTGGGACATATGAAGGGAGTGCTTTCTCTCTTCAAGACCCCGTTCCAATAACCAGAGATATTATTCAAGTAACAGTTCCAGCCATTACAGATGAAACCATGCTGACTTTTCCAAATGCTACTGGTAAGATGTGGTATAGAGCAACAAAAGTATTAACAGCAGAAGAAGCTGCATCTTACACTCACTATGAGAATGGGTGGAATGCTGAATATAGCGTGGGAAATTCTGATATAGAGAGGGGTTATGGGTATGATTATATTCAAGGAATTAGCACGTATTATCAAAATATGATGACGGGAAGACCTGATTATGTAAAGGCTGGGTCTTATTTAAATAGTATAGTAACACAACGACCAGCGTGGTCGGCATCTCCAGCAAACGAGTTAGTAACAGCGACAGATGTATTATGGACTGGGGAATCTGTTTCTGGGACACATTTTATGGAGTATAATACAGACACAGATGATACTTATCCAGTCAAACAAGCAGGAAGTATGGGAGTAGGTGTGATGATAATGGATAAATTACCAAGTAAAATAGCAGACATAACTTATTTTAACAATCTCTCTATTCCTGTGACTGACGCAGAATTAGCAGGAGTAAATGGTCCAAAAAGCATAAGATGTTTGAATATGAGTGAGGGCAATCTTATTCCAACTAATTTAATTTGGAGTAAAAATACGATGGAAATATTAAAAAAGACGTTTGATGATTATTTTGAGTTAATAGATACAGATGTGACTAATTTAGACATAAATGATGACAAGTTTTTAGACGCACATATAATGAAGTTAAATATAGGGCGTATAGACGACCAGCAAGTATTACCGAGTTCCCAAGAATGTGAGTTAGGGCCACCATATACCGATTTAATTAAAACGGGTTCGCCTGGAGCAAACGAACAGTATGTCTATAGACCAGTATATATGGCTCCGCCACAAAATAACAACCACTATTCTGCTTATTTATCTAATATGGCGGGACAAGGACCATATTTTAATCGGGAAGGTAGGGTGTTTTATGCGGGACAACAAACACAAGAAAATATAAGTCTTACTGTAGCGACCACGGGACTGCCTTTTCCATTAGAAGCACCAACCGTTCAAAATAACATCTCAATGATGGGAAGTTGTGAAGATACGAATATGGAAATTCACGTGAAGCATTTTTTAAATAGCCGTTGGACAGCACAAAATGCTAAAAATGGTTATAATAATACGATTGCGAATTTAAGAGAAGCACCTGGTAGATTAGACTGGGGCCCAAATCCAGCAGCAAGTATAATGAATATATATCCATACGCACATAATAATGTTCCTTTTGCGGAAGTAGAAGCGTTGTATGATATGATACCAGTATTAAAGGGTGGGGGGAAACTCTCGGTTGTTCCTTGTTTTTTGGATAGAGGCGTAGGGGCTGAAATGGATATAGATGATAGTGCGTATCCTGGTAATAGTTCAAAAATTGCCTATGTATGCTTTGTATATCACGGAAGACCAAATGATGATCCTCAGAAACCTGGTTATGTAGAGTATCCTATGCCTGCTATTGGTGAATATTTTGGGTTTAGTAATAGTGAGACTACGTGTCAGTTAAGTCAAATGGTTACGACACAAAAGACAAAAGGCTTTGAGCAGATGTATGAAGGTAGGCAAATAAGACAAACAGAAACAAACTCAAACGGGTCAAATGCGTATATTCAACCAGCAGTGACATATGATTTAGTAGCCCACCCGTTTGCCTCCATTAGAATAAATCCTATGATATATATACCATTTAATTATGTTGGAGCAAATGATGCGGCGATTTTATTTGATGGGGGGACAAGTAGATTTAATTTCCAAAATTTACACACACCATTAAAGAAAGGTAATGGTCGATTTCAGGGAAGTGATCTTATAGCAGAAGGAGAGCCAGAGCAGAATATTATAGAGTGGTCGGGAAAGTCGGCAGCGGTATGTTCCAAGGCATATGGGTTTGAGACACAGGCGGCGGACTTCGCAGCACCAGCTTTAGTAGATGGTATTCAGTCATATTTTGATATATTATCATCTGCGACTACCCAAAGTTCCATTAGCGTTCAGTCAGGAGTAGCAGTACAAGGTATATCTTTAATCACAACATTAGACACATCTTATCCATTAACCCCGTATGATGCATTATTATATGAGAACACTTTATTTAATAAGATGGGTTTTGTATTTGAACAATTATTACCTCTCTATGGGTTACCACAGAACCAATTCAACCGTGGAAATTACAATAAATATATTGGCTGGGAAAATAGCATTTATTTAAAGCAAATAAATATAGTTCGTCCGTTTACCACCAACGCATATATATCAGCTGCTATTAATATTGCCATGTCTCGCTTACGTCAGCAGACAGTTCAGCCAAATACCGATGGGCTACTTTTAGAAAGTGCTGGGGTTATTATCTCACCAGCAGGAAACCTTGGCTCATTAGCACCGTTTAACGTAGCCAACACAAATGCGGTAAGCGACCAACTACAAGCATTAGAGCTTCCGTCTAAATTAGATTATCCATACCTTGTGTTATATTGCGATATTGTAGATAACCCAGGATATTATGGTGGTCCAGATCAGGGACAGAAACTCCAAGCCATAGCCTATTTAGCACGTAATTATGAGACCGGAGATTATTATTTTAGTAACCCTACATCATGGAACTATACGGTTGATAAAGACAGAGTGATCACCAGTATTACAACAGATATTAGATTACCAGATGGTCGACCAGCACAATTGGGCAGTAAGTCTGCCGTTATGTATAAGATTAATAGCAGTAGCCCAGTACCAGCATTACCTGATCCAAGTAAAAAATAAAACCAATTAATAAATAAAAGGCTTAAATAGAATGGCTTAATATAATTATATGCCTTCTAATGAATCATTGCGAGAGAAAATTATTCTTCTTCCCACGGCTAATGGTTCAATCCGTAGCGAGAGAACAGTATTAAATTATTGTTCAAATATGCGTATACTATATAAGCGAATGAATGAAAGTGAGTGGAATTACGAGGTTATTTATTTTAAAGATAATGCTGAAAAAGTGTGCGAGTATTTAATGAACCACTACAAGATGCAAACAGCACAGAATTATTTAAGTAGTATTATTATTAGCCTACAAGCACACGAATTGATTGTTCCAGAAAATTATACAGAGTTAATGAATAAGAATGGAGAGATTTTAAGAAATAATAGTAATAAGCAACAAAAAACCCAAGAAGAAGATAAGAATTGGACGACCATTAAGGCTCTACAAAAACATTTAAGAACCATTAAAAAAGCGTTAGATCTTCGAAATGTGTTTCATAAAGAGTTCGCCGACTTAACTTATTATGAGAGAAATGAATTACGAAACTGGGTAGTTGGTAATTTGTATATTGGTGATGGCGATAACCCACCATTAAGGTCTGACTATGTTATGAGTATTATTCCAGCAAGTTTATATAAAAATGTAAATAAGGAAGAGAACTATTTGGTAGTGCAAGGTAAAAATAAAAAGTTTTTTCATTTAGGAAAGTATAAGACAGCCAGTCATTATGGAGAGAAAGTTATACCTATTGGTAGTAAGCTTAATAAGGTGTTAAATTTGTATTTAAAAGTGCATAAAGAGCCAGACTATTTAATTTATACGAATAGGTTAAAACCAGTAACACAAGAAAGTTTAGCAAAAATAGTACCAGAGGTATTTAAAGGATTAAATAAGCATATTACTATTAATTTGCTGAGACATATTTATATTAGCGAGTTCTTACCACCTGGTGGACCTAATTTAGAACAAAAGAAGCAAATTGCTGACAAGATGTGTCATTCGATTACAAAACAAGAAGAATACAAAAAGATGGATTAGCGTTTATTATATAAGAAATAATATCTACAGGTATAATATAATGACCGCTTGGACAGAACATCTCAAAAAATACGCAGCTGATAATAACATGACTTATAAAGACGCTATGAAGGACGAGAAATCAAAAACTTTGTATAATAAAACCAAGCCAGAGAAGCCAGTGAAGGAGAAGAAGGAGAAGCCCGTGAAGGAGAAGAAGGAGAAGCCCGTGAAGGAGAAGAAACCAAAACTTACCAAAGAGAAAACGATGCCTGAAAAGGAGAAGGTAGTGAAGGAGAAATCTACCAAGAAACCTAAAACGAATGGTGAGTCAAAGAAATTACAGAAGGAGCATGAAATGACAGATGAATAAAATTAATATATTATACCTATATATATGACGAGTAGAGGATTAAATGAATACATGTCTACGGTTAACGCTTTTGGTACGAACACGCAAACGGCACAAAATTACGCAAAGAATTATCGCAAACGTGGGGAAGATGCTTATAATAATAAACTGGCTGACTGGCGATCTCAAGCAGAGCAGAAAACAGCAAGTATATTAGAAGCAGCACAGGAGAAATACCAGGGTCAACTCGCAAAGGGTAAAGAGGTTATTGAGTCTTCTATGGGTGCTTATGGAGCGGCGAAAGGGGCTAAGGCGGCGTTTAATACTTTTCAAAGGGTAAAAGCAGCAGGAGTGGAGAGAGAAGCAGGGGCTAAATCATTATTCGCTGATGAAAGCCCTGTGGATACACCAACAGCGTCTACTTTATTTGGTGGTAGTGAAGAAGCACCAAAGCCAACAGAAACAGAAACAAGTATGGCTGATAGTGAAGTATCAGATATTACCTCCTCAACCAGCGATGTTCCTTCGACTGATGGTGCTGGAGATGTAGAAATGACAACATTTGATGATGGTATGGGAACACCACCGTTAGAAGGAGAAGTAGCAGAAGGGGCAGGAGAAGCGGAAGAAGCCAGTAGTGCGACATCTGCTTTTGAATCAGCCCAATCAATGGTGTCAGGAGCAAGTGATGCCATAAGTAGTGGTATAGCCGATGCGACAGCCTCAGCCACCAGTCTTGGTGAGGGATTACTGGGAGAAGCAGCGGCGACAATTGGAGGAGATGCCGTTGTAGGTGAGGCATTAATAGCGGCAGGACCAGAAGCCATTTTAGCAGCGGGGGCAATAGCGGGAGTAGCCTATGGAATATCAGATTTAATGAAGCATATTAATCATAAAGATACGCCATCTGCTGAGGATATAGCCAAGAAGCTACCAGCGAAACCTGATCATGTAGATTTTGTGGCTAATAGTGTGAATCAAGCCAAGTCAGCGTTTATTTCTGGTGCATTCGATAGTGTGAATGATGTTGCTGGGTCGGTATCAGCATTTTAATAAAAAATTGATTAAATATTATAAAATTATAATATGTAAGATGGAAGCAAAGATTTATACGATTGAAAGTTTGGATAAGACTACTGGAGAGATTAAATTATATGTAGGTTCTACTGAAGACTGGAAAAATAGGTATGATAAACATAATTCAGATTTTACATGTAATAGTTCAAGAGCCTATAATTATAAATTGTATAAACATTTACGAGATAATAATAATAGTTTAGTTATGAATGAAATAGATAGTTGTTTAATTAACGAGAAGTATATATGGGAGCAAGAATGGATGGATAGATTATGTCCTGACTTAAATAATCAAAGAGCATATAATAGTGATGAATATAAACAAGAATATAATAGGCAGTATAGGAATATTAATAAAGAGATATTAACACAAAAAAATAAGGTTTGGCGTGATAATAATAAAGTAGTATTATCAAAAAAAAGCAAAGAGCGCTATATAAACAATCGATCTAAATTATTAAAACAATTCAAACAATATGGTATAGATAATAAGATTAAAATAGCAACAAGAAGAAAAGAGCATTATGAGGCTAATAAAGAACGATTATTAGCAGAAAAAGCACAACCAATAACCTGTGAATGTGGTGCTATAGTAAGAAGGGCATATTTAACACGTCATAAAAAAACTACCAAACACAATAAGTTATTTAACATATAATATTATAACTATAAATAATATTATGACGATTGATATTTTACAACCCATACAGCCAATATTACAACCCGTAGAGCCACAAGGCGACCAAACAACGGAGCAACATCTGCTTGATTTAGCGGATAATTTTAAGCATATTGTTGCAGAAAAAAATAAAAAGATAGATAGAATGACCCGCACCATATTAAAAATATATGGAGTAGTCATGGCTCTACAAGATAATGGTGATTTTTCCTATATACCTACAATTAATGCAATATTAGATGATGAAATTAATATTATTGCTAATCTGGATTAAAATATAAGCTAAATATATGACTCAGAAGTTTGTGTTTAAGAAATTATTACAGAGAGATATTAAAGTAATACTAAATAAACAAAAAGTCATGGTTCAAGTGAGAGATTACAAAGCATTAAAGTCTGGTACTTGGTTTAATATATTTTAATTAATATAGTCAAAATAACACTCACTACAATATTGATAGTAATCACACTCAACTTCTTCCTCTTTACAAAATTTACAATATTTAATACTTGGTACACGTTTTGTTTTACGTTTTGGGGTATATTTAGGTTTACAATCTTTACATTTATTCCACTTTTGTGTTTTATGAGATGCGCCACATTCATCACAAATACGCATTTTCCCACCTGTGAATTTTTTAATACAACAATTACCGACAACAGTTAAAAATCTCTTGTCAGTATCAAAGATATAGCAGTTCCATTTAATTCCATGATGACATACACAATGATCTTTATTTGCTGGTGGATCTTTTAGCCTATAACTGATCTTTACATTTTCCCAGTGTTTATTATGTTGTGGTTGCTTTGGGTTATGTTCTCCTCCAGCATAGACGATATTTTTATTCAATGATAATTGGTGTACTGCTTTTAATCCTGCATCAGTACTCATTTTTACTATATATATTAATAGATTGGCTCTAAATCAATTTTAATATATATATACGTAGTTAATCTCTCAAATAAAATTAAAAATTGAGTAAAATTCTCTCTAATAATATTTTATAAATGTTAAGCGATAAACAAAAACGAGCCGTCTATAGAAAAAGGTATAATGATAGTGAGAAGGGTAAAAGGATGAATAGGGCACAAAGTCAAAGATTTAGAGATAATCCAGATAATAGACATAAAAAGCGAATGAGCGACTGGAAGAAGAGAGGATTAAAATATTACCCCGATGATATTCATATAGAGTATGAGAAAAAACAAAATTGTTATTTTTGTAGTAAAGAACTAAAAAAGAATTGGATGGAACACAACCATACTACAGGGTCTTTTAGAGGGTTTACTTGTAGTAGTTGTAATACATTACTATCATATACGGACAAAAATATGAGGGCTTACGTCAATGAATTTAAATTTATATTGCGGATGCCTAAAGTATTTAATAACTTACCAATATGTAAATGAATTTAATACATGGAGATTGTTTAGAGGAATTAAAAAAGTTAGGAGATAAGAGTGTGGATTTTGTATATTTGGATTTGCCATTTGGCCAGACCAGCTGCCATTGGGACGTAAAATTAGACTTAAAAGCCTTGTGGGTAGAATTAAGGCGTGTAGCTAAAAGTGATAGG